AAAGAAGTATTTGGCTATGGGAAACCACGATGCTTGGTATAATCAATTTGTAGATGAGAACCCATATTTGGAGCAATATAAGCCTGAGAATCTATTTAAGATAGAAGAAAGGGGTTATGAGTGGTATCCTTATGGAGAACTCTTTAAAGTAGAAAATAGTAAGCTATATGCTTATCATGGGGGACATTATGGAAGTGTCAACCATGCAAGAAGTACAGTACAGAATCTTGGGTGTAATGTGATTTATGGGCATACTCACGATTGCCAACGAAGTGTAATGCAACACATTTCAGGCATACATATAGCACAAAGTATGGGGTGCTTGTGTAAGATGAAGAAAGATTTTTTAAAAGGTAGAAAGGTAAACTGGACACATAATGTAGGGATTGTTGACTTCTTTACAGATGGGTGGTTTAACTTAATTACCTTAGACATACATAATGGAATGACAACTTGGAACAATAAGATTATAAAGGGGAACTAATGGATTTAGGCGAAGCAATAAAACGATTAAAAGAACTATCTGCTATACTACAAGCAAAAACTATATCAGATAGAGAAAAAGAATATTACCTACCTGAATTGTTTCGCCTGGTAGATAAAATAGAAGTTCCTCAACTAATAGGAGAATTAGAGAATGAGTACATATCTTGATACATATTGCACAATAGATGATATACAACTGGTAGCCCCATTTGTTAGCGACTACGATAGGAAAAGAACAATCACAAACTGGGTATCGCATAGTGGTAGTGGGAATAATGAGGTTTGGAAAGCAGGAAGTGTTGGTAAGTTTACCATGCTTTTTGAAAATGACATCGAACAAACATTAGTAGCAGATATTCCAAGCATAGATGCAGATGGAAAATACTACTTTGATGAAGATGATGATGTTGTTTACTTCAGACCAAGCACAAATAGCAATCCTAATTACGATGTAACTATGACAGCTGGTAGGGATAATAAAACACTCTTTAATGAGTTTATATCGAGAAGTTCTGACTTTGTTCGTTCTTATATTAATAAACCAATCTACAAGAACAAGGGTGTCGGAACTGGGGATAGTTTAGGTAGGGATTATCCTGAAGTAATCGTTAGGGCTACTGCATTGTTAGCAGCATCTATGGCAATCTTACCATACGATGAACAACATGGACTACGATTACAAATCCAAGTATATGACACAGAAGGTGGAACTGGACTATTAGACTTAATTAGAAAAGGGGTAATTAGTTTAGATCAAGATGAAGATGGTAGAGATAAGATAGTAAAAGATGTATCGATTGATAGTGCTACTACAGGGGCTATTGTAGACACTTTTGGCTATCCAAGTGTGTCTTATGATAGAATCAAGGTTATCATTGAAACTGGAGGTACTTTCGCAGCAGGAACAACATCTACTGTAACCTATAAGACTTTTGTAGGCGATGATTCAGGATTAAAGATTAATGCCAACCAAGAAGCAGAAATTATTGATGGATCATTCCAACCAGTAGGACATGGAGTCTATGTACGATTCTCAACTGGTGTATATACTGCTAATGATGAATGGGAAGTAGAAGTAACAGGATTAGACCACACATCAGGTGGTGGAATTGAAACAATCCAACTTAAAAGGAGATAAAGATGCCTTACTATAAAGGAAAAAAGAAAAAGAAAAAGAAAAAAGGTAAGAAAAAATAGTGGCACATTTAGATAGAAAGAAAAAACTATTAAAACGATATGGCTTAAAAGCAGTCAATCGACCGAAGATGACACCAAGCCACAAGACTAAGAAAGCTGTTGTATTGACAGAAGTGGGGCATAAACTAAAACTGATTAGATTTGGTGCTAAGGGTATGGGACATAACTATTCTGCAGGTGCAAGACGAGCATTTAAAGCAAGACATAGACGAAACATAGCTAAGGGTAAATCAAGTGCTGCATATTGGGCAGATAAGTTCTTATGGTCAGGACCTGGTGGAAGAAAAAAGAACCCACCTAAATCACAAAAGAGGGTTTATGGCAAGAAAAAGTAATATAAACATTGTCAGAAGAAATGGTAAAAAGAAAACCAGACAAGGCATGAGTAAACGAACCAAGTATGGTACAAAAGCAAGTACAAAATATTATAAAAAAAGAAGTAGAGGACAAGGATAATGGCAAGAGTAGAATTTGAAAATATATTTAAAGGTAGAGTGATAGATAATATTCAAAAACTTATCAAACAAACTATTCCAAGTATCCCTTTGTATTACGATGAACACAAAGGACAAGAAAGTTTCTTAATCAGACCTATATCCGATACTTTTATTGATTATGCAAGTAATGCACATATCAGACAATATATAACTGAAATTAGTTTTGAAATACATTCAGGTTCTGAATTTACAAGAAATCATGATGTGCAACGATTAACTGATAAAGCAGAACTTGTAAAAAGAATATTTTTTGACAATCGTGATTTGGAAGCATTGGGTGTTACTGAATGGTATAATGCCAAAGTAACTGATATTGTATATGAAAGAGATACAGAAGATACTGAAAGAGAACGATTTGTAATGACTTTAGAATGTAATGTAAATGAAGGAGTTTCATAATGAAATATAAACATATTAAAGGACTTCAACTGCAAAAACCATCTTATTTAGATACACCTAATCAGAAGATTAGAGAATTGTTAGAAGGTAAAGAAGTGGAGTTAAGTGAAGAAAATGTGGCTGAATTTGAATCGTTAGGTGTTCAAGTCAAGCCAGTAGAAAACAAACCTAAAAAGAAAAAAGTTAAAAAAGAGGAGTAATAACAAATGGCTATAAGTTCCAAAGTCTATGGTAAAAGCCAATATGCCATAGGTATTAAGCAAAAAAATGCAACTGCTTTTGAAACAGCAGGTGCTACTGACACAGCATATCAATTACTACCTGTAATTAATGTATCTGCCCCAGTCCTCAATCTTGTAGAATCAGGGGAGATACGAAGCAACAATGCAGGTATGATTGAAACTGACTTTGACCAGTTTAGAACAAGAAAAGGTGGATTTGTAACACTTGATTTTGAAGTTCCTGCAGAAAGAGCAGGACTATCAAGATTGTTGGCTAATGTATTACAAGACCATACAGAAAGTGGTAGTTATATTCACACAGTAGAATCATCATCAAGTAATGCTTTATCAAGACCTGATTTTACAGGAAGTTCAACATCAGGTATCCCAAGTATTTTTGATATTGGGTTATATGGACCTGCATCAGGAGAAGATAAAATCATTACAAGTGCTACTTTACAATCATTGACAATGAACTTTGATATGACTGATGGTAGATTATTATTGAATGGTACTTTCTATTCAGGTTTTGCAAGTTCAACAGGATTTCTTGTAGGACAAACATTATCTGCTAATAGTGGAGAACCAACATTAATGAGTGCTTCACCAACACAGATTGAATCATATTTTGATACAAAACAATTTGATGTTAATGGTTCAGCAACTGATGCGATTATTACAGCAGTATCATTTACTTTTGAAAACAATGTTGCAAGAGTAGGTAGAGATGCTAATGGCGATGCAGAAGCTTATGCTTTTGGTGTCCCATCAGTAAACATCACAGGAGAGATTTCTTTCATGTATGATGGAAACTACAATGATGGTGCTAATAATGTATTACAGGATTTCTTAGATGGAACTCCTGCTACATTAACACTACAACAAGGTGATGGTACAATATCTACTGCAGGTGAAATGAATATTACTGCAGAAGTATATTCAACTGCTGTGAATTATGACCTAAATGCAGACACAGGTGCTATAATTACAATTCCATTTAAAGTAGTACAACCTACTTCAAGTGGTGCACCAAGTGGAACAGCATTTAAGTTTGAGTTTATGGATGGTATAAGTAACACAAGTTGGTAAAGGAGTAAAACATGAAGGTTAAAATGTTCGATAAAGAGTGGGAAGTGAAGGATATTAACTACAAAGAAAAGCGAGAACTTTGGCAATTAAGTCTTGGTGCTTTTGCTGGAACTGAAGTAGTGCAAGAGAAATACTTCAATATGATTAATAAAGTAGAAGAATTATCAGGATTATCTGAAAAAGATTATGTTCATAAGGACAAAAATCTTTTATCGATGGCTGAAATTGATTTGCTTTTACAAGAAGTATTTGCTTCCTATATGGGTACTGAAAAAAAAGACTCATAGGACTTTGTAGTTATGTGTGGTTTTCTCAATTAGGATTTCCACACATAACTTTAGAGTTTCCATACAAAAGGCAAAGTCCCTTGACAAAAAAGGTCAAGACTTATGAGAATATAGAACAGGTATGGGAAGAAATAGAAATGTTAGTAGAGAAGTGGAAAGACAGCAAGTTTTCACTTGGTAGAAATCTTTATTTTCATTTACCCTTATTTATGAATCCACAATGGATCATAGATGTTGAATATCAAATGATATTAAAGGAATATAATTGGATAAAAGAATTTAATATTCCACTTGCAAACACATTAGATGAAGTGAGTGCAAGTAAATTAGAAGAATTTGATGTTATAAGTAGTGAAATAAAATCAATTCAACTTTATATGGGCGAAAAAAATGGCAGATAAAAAAATAAGATTATTAGTACAAGCAGAAGTATCTAAAGCTGTAAGAAATTTAAATAAATTAGAAAAAGAAACTGATGATACAAAGAAATCGGCATCGGAATTAACTTCTACATTTAAGAATTTATTTGGTGCAGCAGTATTAGGAGCAGGAGCAAGAAGTGTAATACAAACAGCAAGTAATTTTGAAAGTTTACAAACAAGACTTGTTGCATTAAAAGGAAGTACAGAAGAAGGTGCTAAAGCATTTCAACAATTTACAAAGATTGCAGCTACTACACCATTCCAGGTACAAAATGTAGTAGAAGCTGGTGCTACACTTGAAGCATTTGGTGTAAGTAGTGAAGATTCATTAAAATCTATTGCTGATTTGGCAGCATTTATGGGAACAGATATTGTAGATGCAAGTGCAGCATTTGGTCGTGCTTTTGCAGGTGGTGCTGGTGCAGCAGACATACTTCGTGAAAGAGGTATTTTGCAACTAATAAAAGATGCAGAAGGTATTGAAGATTTGTCAAAACTTACTTTGCCTGAATTTAGAGAAGCATTAGAAAGAGCAATGACTGATCCTGATGGTAAAATTGCAGGGGCAACAGATTTACTTGCAGCTACTTTTAGTGGTAAAATATCTAATATGCAAGATGCTATTGATCAGTTACAAAATGCTATTGGATCAAGATTGCTTGGAAATTTAGGGAACTTTGCTTTAGCAGTACGAGAAGCTGCAACTGACATGACAAATTTTGTAGATAATTTAACTGATGATGAAATATCAAATATGGAAGATTTTGCTAAAACATTGGGAGTTATGGGAGCAGGTTATTTATCATTAAGTGCATTTATTAGTATTGCAAATGCAAACTTAGGTCTTTTTGCAAAGAGAGTATTGGTGTTTGCAGCAGCATTTGAAGCAATCAATACTGTTGTAAAAAATATGAACCTTGTAAGACAAAAAATGCTTGAAGTTAGATTGGAGTTAGCACAATTTGATTTAGCAGTAGAGAAAAAATTTCCAAACTTAGTTTTTGGTACTGAAGAAGAAAATCAACAAAGAGTAGACTTCTTTAAACAAAAAATTCAAGATATCAAAGAAGAAAATGAAGGTGTAAAATTTGAAAAAGGATTATTTACTAAAATGTTGTTGGGTGATGATGACGAGGTAAATATTGATTCAATTATTGAAGGTATAGAAAAAGTTTCAAATAAAACACAAGAACTTGCTGATAAAACAAAAGCATCAAACGATGCAGCAGTAGATGGAAATAAAAGCAAAAATGATTCAAATAAAAAAACTTTAGAAGAACAATTAACAAATTTAGCAACTGAAGGCAAAATAACTAAAGATAATGCAGTATCTACTATTAAAGCAAAATCAAAAGAATCGGCAGCATCTTACATTGCAAGTATATTTAAGGGAGTAGGATTCCCTGCTAATATTTTAATTGCAGGATTAGCTGGGGCAGCAGTTGATAAATTGTTTGAACCTCTAATGCAATTTCAAACAGGTGGTAGTTTTGTAACAAAAGGCAGAACTACTTTACCTATTGGAAATGGAGTAGTAGTAGGAGATAATGCAAGTGGTATGGAACGAATTGATGTAACACCATTACCAAGTCCTACAAGTAGTGGAAATAACATTACAATAAACATATCTGCACCATTAGTAGATGAAACAGTAGTAGATCATATTATACCAGCTATAAGGAGAG